TTTAAGCGTTGTAATATTAGCATCTGCTACTGTTAAATCTGTGCTTGTTAATGTACTCATATTTTATTCCTCTAAGCCTTTGGGTACTGATCTTTGATTTTCTTAATAGTTGCTGACCAACCAGTTATTCCGTTATGGTATAGGTCGTCTAATTGTTCTTCAATTCGTGGATAAGATTTTCTTCTATCCTCTTTATGCCCCTCACTCGCAGTCCACTCAGCTTCTATGGAATCAACTAATTCCTGTGTTAACTCAGGTAATGAACTAGGCCATTCTGTTATGACTCCATCTCTTGTTGATATACCACCAACATTAGGGTATTTCCATGACAAGGATGTTGGATTATTTATTTTCATACACGTACCTCTATAACTTTTAACATTGAAGTAACAACACCACCCCATAAGGACGCATTACCTTTATTCATAAAAAATGTCCCTCCTGTGTTTGACCCTGCACGTATTTTAAATTCAATTTGAGATGTTGTTCCTGCCGCCATTTGATAATGAAAAGGGATTGATAGTGTGGTATTCGCATCATCTATATTCCCATCCCAAGCCGCCAATGAATCCCCGATTGAATCTTGAAATAAACCAACTAGCGCGGCTATACTAGAGCCATTAAAACCGACTTGGATAGACCCTTCAACATAAAGAATATTGCTTGAATTAGTGGGAGTAATTGTTCTTGTTAAGAACTCATTTCCTTCGCTGCTCGTCATTTTTGTATCGTCATATACAATAACAGTTGTACCAGATGATTCTGCAACAGACATTGTATGTTCAACTTGAACTAATCTAGCTTGTTCAGCTCCTGCAACAGTTTGAATCGTGTCAACCTTTAATGTACTCATATTATACCACCGTCCATGTTTCGCCAGAACCTACCGTAACGACATGGCTACTCGCGATTGTAAAGGGTCCGCCAGTTACTAAGTTCTTGCCATTAGTTACTGTGAAACTTCCTGCTGTTGTTATATGATTTTCAATTCCCACTACATTACCTCCTTCATCTTCAAGACCACCTGCACCACCACCTGCAACTGCTGAACCATCAGCCCTAGTATAGTTTACGCAACTTACGTCATTTGTAGCTATGCTATAAAATTCCGCAACGTCCCCTGCCGCAGTTGTTATGTTAGCCCCTGACGGAAGGTCTATATCAGTCCCATCATGTGTAAGCGTAAGTACACCATCAAATTGTAAAAAGAAATGACGATTAGCGGCAACAGCAAGAGTAACGATTGTGTTTGTAGCTGTGACATCAAAGTAATTACCTGTTGTCGGAATTGTCATATTTGTAGCAGAAGTTATATCCGCTTTAGCATAAGTTGGTTGTCCTAATGCTGTCGCCGCCGCCGCAGCAGTAGTCGCACCTGTTCCACCATCTGCTATTGCAAGGGCAGTTGTTAAATCAAGAACAGTAGTGCCTGTTGCGACTTTAGCAACTACTGTATCAGCATCATTCTTTATCGTTATATCATTAGTTGCACCCTGACCTGTCAGGATTAATCCTTCTGCGGCTGTAAATCCTATTGCCGCATCATCACCTGCTGAAGTATCGCCTGTCGCATTAAGTGTTCCTGCACTTGTAATATCTCCAGATGATGTTACTGAACCAAAGACTGCGTTCTTTCCCGTGTAAGAAATACATCTCCAGTCAGCCGCCGCATATTCATAAAAAATACCTATATCACCTGCCGCTGTCGTAATATTCCCACCACTTGGTAGTATTAAATCATTAACATGATGTGTCAGCGTACAAGCACCATCAAACTGTAAGACAACGAATGTACCAATACCTTTAGTAGCAAAAGACGTTACAGTAGCCGTGCCAGTAACATCAAAGAAGTTACCATCAACATCAATAGGTAGTGAAGTAGCACTTGCTACATCTGCACCCTGTTTCCATGTTTCTGTTTTTGTATAGACGTTATCAGTTGTTGTTGTAACTATATTTCCTGATAACTGAATGTTTGGAACTAATTGAAATTGCGTACCGTCATAGGTTACACGAACTACTTGGTCTTCAATTATATCCCCTGCCTCTAAAGCATCTAATGTGCCATCTGAGTCGTACTTTTTAATATTCTTTGCACCAAGATTTTCGACATTGAGAGTACAAGCACCTGTGTTATCGTTCTTTGCCTTAAAAGCAAACATCTGTCCTGCAACATACCCTGATGGATTATCCGCAGGGTCAATAACATAGACATCAGCATTACCTGTATCTGCCGCAAAATGAGAAGATGTGGAACTTGTTGCTAAAACATCTGTTCCTGAAATAGTAACTGTACCGCTACCGCCTGAGAACGTGCCATGTTGTCTTTCAAATACACCTGCAATAGTTAAAGTCTGACCTGATGCCACGCTGAATATACAACCTGCAGGAGTAATGACAGTAAAGTTTGAAGGAATACTAAGTGAACCTGATATTGTCCAAGTACCTGTTGCAAATAGTAAGCCAATATTTGTAGTACCTAATGAACTAATCGCAGTCGATATTGTTGCATCAGTCATATTGTCCGTATCACCGCCACCGAATACCTGAAGTACGTCTATATAATCATTAACCGATAATCCTGACTCACTCCCACCTGATGAGTTGATTCTGCTTTTAGATAGTGTCCCGTCAAATTGTTGTAAATCTGAACGGAATATCTTACCTTTCGTTACTGTTCCCATTTTATTCTCTCATTATGATGTTGGTGTTGATTCATTAGTGAACCCATGAAGTCTATGTTGGTTATCATCAACAATGTCCAGTCTGTTGCTTATTATTCCGTACCCACGTTGACCTTCAATAGCATCTAGTCTATCTGATATACTCGCAAGTATTATCATTAATTCAGTTCTAATTGTTTCTGCATCACTACCACTTACTGTATAAATTGGATTAGCCATTAATATTCTACTCCTTTAAACTTATCAACAGCAGGGAAAAGCACATTTTCTGCAAGTTGTTCTGTTAAAGGTTTTCCACTATTAAACATATTAGGCTCAGGAAATTGTTGCTCTGGCGGAGTTAAATTTGATTTCAAATCTGAAAGTAACGCAGAACTTGCAAATTGTTCATCACCTTCACCCCACATACCAATTCCTCTTGCTTTAATTTCATTATTTGCAATAGCGTTTATTGCGGCTGTAGTAGCAGAACTATCTAAATATCCTTTCGTTAACCATCTGCTTAACATTGAACGAGGATTAGATATTGCTCTTTGTAAAAAATGTGCTGAACCTATCAACGTACCTACAATAGCAACATCAGCTGGAGTCGTTTGTGTGAATGGTGTACCAACACCTCCCCCAGTAAAGAGGTCTTCTGAAACAAGAGGCATAACAGTAATTAGTCTACCTGCATTATCTCTTATAGAGGGTGACATAGATTTTAATAAACTAGCAGGTTCCCCACCAAGATTGTCCCCTACTCTGTCAACATAGACAACTAAATTTCTTAATCTTTCTCTTGTAGCTTTAGACAAATCGTCAAACATTCCTGCCTTTGACATTCTTTCCCAATTTTCAAATAACTTCTCTCCGTCTAAATAATGTGAACTTCTTTTTCTTTGTTTTGTTGTTGCTTGTTGCTTTAATTCATCAATCCTTTTAGTGGACATTGAAAATAAATCTTCAATTCTTTCAGTAACATGAAAATCCTTCCACTCGTTTTTACTTTCTAAACCAAATATCTCTGGATATTTTCTCTCCATAGGTATATTAGTTCTTTCCGCACCTATAGCAATATCATCTAAATTACCAAAAGGAGCCTCGCCTTTATTTTTAATAATAAGGTCATCAAGAGTTCTCATTTGACTTATAGGCAAATCACCTACTGCATCATCACCTGCCTTAATAAGTCCTCTTGACGCCATCTCCTCAAATACTTCTTCGGCAATCATTGAGTCTAGTGCCTCTCCGTATTTTTTTGGATTACTTTTAGAAAGAACTCCTAATTGGGCTAATACAGCCTGATAAGGTGATTCAAGTGTATTTTTATTTGTCTCTGCTACCCTAATAAGTTCATCAACAATTCTGTTCCCTTTGTCGCTAAACATTCCATAATCTCGTATACTTCTTGGGTCAAAGATTTGTGGTTTACCTGTTGGTTTATAATTTTCTAAAAATCGTACCTTTAGTTCTTCAATTTCTTTTATTTTTGCTTTGTCTGTTACTTTAAATACTTCATCAGTTTCGTCCCATATACCACTTTTTCTAATCACGTCCTCTATCACAGTAGTAGGTTCTCTATATCCTTTTTTTGATGCCTCTGTTGTTTTTATTACTTTGCCTGAAGGACTAACAATATCAACCTCTTGTCTTATTTTAGTCTTTGGAATTTTGCCTGAGATTGTATCGGCAAACATTCCTTTGATTGTTTTTTCAAATTCATCTGCGGCTCTTGCGGCTGTAGATGCGGCTGTCGCTGTTGCATCTGACGCGTCTTTTGCTATTTCTGCTAAAATAGTTTCTCTAAGTAAAGTATTTACTTGATTAGGCGGTGCCTCAAGTATATTTGCTATTGCATCAACTTGTTTTGGATTAGCACCTGTTATTCTAAATGCTTTTGAAAAGTTTTCTAAAAATAAAGGGTCTTTACCTATGAGTTCTTTAGGCATAAGTGGTAATGGAATACCACCAAACTCAGTTTCTTGTGCGAATTTTTGTAATGCTTTTGATTCTTCGTCCATGAGTCCAACATTAGGCTTTATTAGTTTCCATATTCCTGCTAAAAGAGTTTCTCCTGCTAAAGTAAAACCATAAAATAGTTTACCTGTTTTTACTGCCTTCTCTGATGCTTTGTCTAAATTTTGTTCTGTAATATTATCAAAATGCGTTTCTACATCACTTTGTGATGGATTTGGGTTTATACCATTAACAGTATCAGCATAAACACCTGCATCATATCTTGTCAGTTCTCCTTGTTCATCTATATAATAACCTGCAAAAAGTTCGCTATTTTCATAAAAACCTGTTTCACTTGCCGCTATTCTTTTTGCTGTTTTATCTGTAAGCCATGCGGCACCTCCTGAGAATAATGCAGTAGGTTGAATAGATAATGCAAATTTTGCAGCAGGCTTAGTTGCCTGTATTACTAAATCTCCATAAGCAGGAAATAGATTTCTCATAACATTTTGAACTGATGTACCATACATATCTACTTTACCACCAGACATAGGAGTTACTTTAGAAAATAACTTTTTAGCAAAATCAGAACCAAGCCATTTCGCTCCTGTTGCTTTTGTTACAACCATACCTGCTCCACCACCCATCAAATATGTAAGACCCTCTACACCTTTCATAAATTTTTCTGTTTGTGACATTGGGGGTGTCTCAAAAACATCTTCATGAAATAGAGGAAAATCAGATTTGTATTGTTCAACTTTATTAGGAAAACCATAGATTTCTACTGCTTGATCATTAGTAAGTTGTTGTTCAGGGTTTTTGGGGTGAGTAAATCTTTTAGGTACTAACTCATCTTTTTCCCATTGCGGAGTATCTGTACCTATTTCGCCATATTCTGTACCTGCTAAATACGGATTAACAACATCAGCAAAAGCATCAAAAGCAGTACTTCCAACGCTAGGTTGCTTATCCCATAAAGATTCTTCATAACCTTCGGTAGAACCACCAATCGAAGGAGCTCTATCTTCTGAACTTACTAAGGTTGGTTCTGTTGGTGTCAAATAGCCATTTTTATATAGTATGTTCTCAGCAGTTGTTTTGATTTCATTATCACTAATTGGTGATCCATCTTCATGTTTAAAAGGTAAGTCATGACCTTCGCCCAACCAGACTTTAACACTTACTTTCCCGTTATGTTTGTCAGCTAATTCTTTTCCCTTTTTTAAAAGTCCTTCTGGTTCTTCTGTAAAATCAAATACAACATTTCTTATTTCTTTATCTTTTGTAAACGAATCGAAATTAACTGTAGATTTTAAACCAGTATCTACTGGCGGAACTTGTATTGGAGGTTCAGTAGGCGGAGTATAATCAGGAGAACTTGCGTTTAACAATGAGGGTGCTTGTTGCCCTGCTGTTGTATCAAGTAGTTGATAAAAATCTGTTGAGTTACCATTAGCCACTTGTATCACCACCACTAACTCTATCTTCTGTTTTTGTTTCTATGGGTGTGCCAACACCAGATTTTTTTAACTGCCATTTATTCATTTGCGGTAAAAGTTTCAACCATTTTGCTTCGCCTTGCGTTACGGCTAGTCCACCCTCAGACCTATTTGATATGTCTGTATACATTAATCTCTGTAAGTCTTGAAATTTTCGTGCAATAACTTCTGGTTTATTAGATAAGAAATGTGGTGCATTAAAAAATTCTACTAATCCTTTTGCCTCTGCTCTTTCGCCCTCAGTTATATTGCCTTTCTCACCTAATGATCTTGCAATAGGTATTACTAACTGACCCTGTTGTTGTATTGCCGCCATAGCCGTATCATCTTGCGTAAATGGATTAAGTTTTTGTCTCCAACCTTCCTTAAATCTTTCTCCAATAGAGGCATCACCCCATAAATTAGGATATTTCTGATAAACTGCCATTACCTTGTTATTCATATCAACAACTTGTCTATATCCTGTAATTTTTTGGTTCAAATCTGTTTGAGTTGTTTCGTTCATATAAACAAAATCTTTTGACAAATTTATACCTGTAATATTACCGCCATCATACAAATGCTTACTTGTTAAAGCAGGGCGACCAGTAGTTTTGCTTACATAATTTTTTAAACCATTATCATCAACAGGTTGTTGATTCATAGGAGGAGATGTCATCATTCTTCCTGCCTCTTGACCAGTAGTTTCATCTGTGAAAACAGAATATTTAGCACCTTGTCCGTATGGGGATTCGACTTCTGTCTCTCTTAATTCATTATTTCCATATGTAAATGCTATCTTTCCATTTGAATCTATTGTCCTTTTTATATTAAATTTCTTGTCAAAATTAGGACTTGGTATATATACACCAACTTCATGATTCTGAAAATCATTTATAAAATTATTAACGTCAGGCTGTGCATTATTAGGTTCTCCTGTTTCCAAAGGCTGAACTGCACCTGTTCCTTTAACAGTATCAAATTGGTCTGCACCTAATCCTCCGATAGTTGGGAATCCTTTAGAATCAATTATACCGCCTAAATTTGCTGTTCTTGGGTCAGGCGGTTGTTTTCCTACAAGACTACTAGGGTCACCACCAAGATTCATTCCTTGTTCTTGATTCATAAATTGCATCATTTGGTTGCTTAATTCACCCTTTCTAATAGACTCCATTACGTCCATAGCTTTTGATATATCACCATCATTTAACGTAATAATTTCTGGTAATGATAGACCCTTATATTGGGAAAGAAGTCTGTCTCTTTGCCCTCCTACAGTTCTGGCTTGTTGGTCTGCGAGATATTGGTCTTGGGTCTGTATATCAGTTGGCATCTGTTCTCCTGCACCCATGCCGAAACCACCTTTACTATAATCAACTATCCTACCTGATAATGACTCACCTCCCGCGTCTACATAACTTTTTGGTTCTGGCTGTCCCCCATAACTAACGTCCATTCCCAAACCACCTTCAACACCTACTCCTTCCTGAATGGGTTGACCTGCCGCGCCAAGTGTTTTTATTAAAGCATCTTTTGCCTCAGCTTTATCTAATGCCGCTTTTTGCGCTTTTACCTGTAAATCCATAAGCGTTTTCTGGGATTTCAAATAGTCTCGTTTTATTTTTTCTTGTGACTCTTTTGCCGCCCCTTGCAATACTCCACCAATGAAATGTTCTAACATGATGAACCCCCTATAACTTTATTCATAAAGAAACGAATAGTATTTTTTGTTCTAGGTTTATCATGTATAAATAAAGCAAAACTTTCACCATAACGACAGTAAAATTTTAATAACCATCTTGGTGCTTTTGTTTCTAACCATTCTCTAAACATAAGCCAACGTAAATTCATTAATCCATAAACTTCTCTAGCAACAAAACAAGGTGTCAAGGCACTTGCCTTAATTGCCGCAGAACCTAGTTGACCAATAGCTTGTCCTGCTCCAGATTTTGCACCTGCTTGTCTGTTAGCCTGAGCATTAGCGAGTCCTGCCTGAGTTGCCGCTGCACTTGCCGCTAAGTTACCACCGATACCGAAACCTTGTAGTGCCTGAGCCGAGCCGCCTGTTGCTACCTGTAACGCTCTGTCAATATTTCTTTGGTCAATATCAGTTTGCGCACCTGCAAGTGCTAATCCTCTACCAAGACCTGCTTCAGTTAAGCCCAGTTGTCTGTTTATATTTCCTTCAGATATTCTTTGCTGTTCAGCAAGATTTTCTCTGTCAACACCAAGTCTTCTTTCAATATCACCAGTTCTTGCCCCAAGTTGTAATTGTCTGCTTCTTTCTTGTCTTGATAAGTCATCAACACCAACCCCCAAAGCACGTTGTAATCCTTGCCCTCTTGCTTGCGCTTGTCTGTTAGCTAAGTCACCAAGAATACCTGACATTCCTAATGCTCTGTCGCCTTCAAGTTGAGTTAATGCCCCTGTCAATGCCCCACCTGTTGCTCCTGATTCCATTGCCCTCTGTCTTGCCTGTTCAAATTGTTGTTCTGCCGCAGATTTTAATGCCCCAAAGTTTGGAGAAAACGCAGGGTCAACTGTTAGTGTTTGTGCATTTTGCAATACATCTTGTAAATTCAGATTACCAATATTTTGTAGCTGACCTATATCAGTAGTCTGTAACTGACCTACTTGATTAATACCAAAAGCATTAGGGTCAATGGTAGTCCCCTGAGGTAAAAATCTACCAATATTTGTCTGTAAATCATTTGCCTGTTGTAATGCAGGAGATTGAACACCTGCTGTTAATTGGTCAGTTAATGATGTTCTCAAAGGTGTCGTTTCTGCAAATAACTGTTTCGCAATATCCCCTGATGCCTGAGCAAATGGGTCTATCTTTTGTGTTACTTGTTGTGGTGCAGGGGCTCTACTTTTACCCATAATTTAATCCTTTTCTTGTTGCGTAACTTATTAACATATCATCTCCGTCGTCCATAAAAGGTATAGTTCCTACAACAGTCAAACCTATCTTCTGTATAAACTTACACGCTCTCTGGTTGTTTTTTGGTGTTTGTCCTATTACAACATCTATTAATGGTTCGTCATCTTTCTTAAAATCAAACCAATACTTTATCAAAGCCTTCCCCATAGATAATGTCTTTCTCCCCCACCATTTTTTGAAAAAAACATAGTTTCCGAAAGCATAATTTCTTTCCATATTTGCAAGCCAACCTAAACCTGCAATTTCTTCATCTACAATAATTAATGCAGGTAATACTGTTGGTTGTTTCATATAATGTACAAAGTCATCTGAATTTTTAATACTTTCTATATTAAAGACAGTTTTTGCTACACCATCTTTTTGTATTTGTTCCCAGACAATTTTCATTACTTCATCTGAGAATGTTCTAATACCATCAATTTCTACATAACCCACTACCATTATTTCCTTCATAACTCACCTCATGCTATCTCTGCCGCATATATTGATGCCTTTCCTATTCCATTCATTCTAACCGCTATCCTGTTGCCGTTAGTCGTGTCTACCAATCTTCTTTTATTTTTTCTTGATGCTGTAATATCATGGATATGATATACCGAATTATCTACAACTAAACTACCTGTAACTGAACTCGCATCACTTACATCTATATCGTACTTAACCCACTTCGGAAAATACTTTTCTGTCTGTACGGTATAGTCCTCAGATTGTATTTCCCAATCTATATTATTACCGACATCTGTTGTAACTGTCGGGTCTTCAATTACTCTTATTGTTTTATCAGCATCACCACATATAAATCTGTCGTTTGTATAATCAATAGCAGGAGAAGTTAATCGAATGTCAAACTTATAGTAATAAGACCTTAAAGAATCAGTATTAAATACAATGACATTTCCATTTGAGTAATGAAAATAAACTTTATTCTGAAACTGCTTTATCCAGAAAGTTTCTTTAACATTAGGCACACCCTGCACCCCATTAACCTCAATTCCATCTAACCCACCTGCATCAGGAAATATTGGTTCATAATTGGTTTCTGTTATCTTTGAGTCTGTGCCTGTAAATAAATAAATACCATCAGCACCTACATGATAGATTCCCTTACCCTTAACCCCTACTGCCCCATATTTATTCGGTGCGCCCGTTAATGAGGACATTGGAACAGCGATAAATGAACCTGCAACAGTACCTTGTATCAGATAAATCTGTTCTGCTGTTAGAGCATGAAGTTGTCCATTTAGAGTTACTAATGCTTTGATTGGAAAACTTCTTGACCCTACTTCAATAAAATTTAAAGCAGGTACATACTCTGGCTCTTTAGTCTTTGAATGGTACAGCAGATTATCTTTTGCCATAAAGATTATCCCACCAAAGATAGGAGGAGTGACTACTGAGATGCCTGTTGGCGGTCTGTCATGATCATCAGGGGCAGAAACCCCTAAAGACGTATCTGCTGTATTTGTATCAACTGTTACTGCGCCAATGGCTATGTCTTGGTCGTCAAAATAGACAAGTCCACCTGCTATCGTCCTGTAAATTCTGACATGAGTTACCTGTGGGTCTGAGGAGGCTGTCCAAGTTACTCTGAGTTTTTGATCACTTAATGCTTGTACTGAACTTGCATCAGGTGATGGATTGGACTCTGCAATAAGTGTCACCCCATCTTTTACAAGATAAGTATATTTAGCATTATAATTACCTGATAATCCTGTAGATGTCCCTGTTGTAATTGTTGGTGCTATTGTTGGGGGACTTATTCCCCATTCAGTCATTACATTACCTGCTACCTTAACTCTGTCAGTTCCGTTAGTTGCGAAAACACTTTCTGTTGTATCGTTAAAAGCATTATAAACACAGCCGTCCCAATCTGCCTCTGTCAATGCAGATACAATTTTGCTCTGAGGTATATTAGATTCATTTTTATAAACTTCTGTACCTGCAAAGGCAAATCTATCCCCTGCCATTTCAATTAAGAAATTAGCCGCCTTCATTAGAACATTTGTTGTAGGTCTTGAAGAACCATGTCTTGTAATGGCGATAGCATTTTGCTCATACTTCAGATTCTTACTTCTTGTCATATTGCCTTTCGCCTCAGAGGGAGAAGATGCAATGTCAAGAGTTCCTGTCGGTTTAAATATCATTAGTGCCTCGGGTAAGTATCTGGTAGTCGTGGTTTCTTAATTCTTCTGATACCAACTGACTCATCATGTGTTCGTAAACGAATAGTTCTATCTCTGTATCTATGACCTCTGAATCTTTTTATTGCCTCAGTTCCTAATTGACTCCTTTCGCCCCAATACTGAGAAAGTTCATCATTCATGCCATCTGTGTTTGCCATATAAGCCAACTCAAGAACACGATACCGAACATACTTTTGTAGAAACTTTGGAAAGTAGGGTTCATCAGATAACCCTTCAATATCTGGCGGTGCAACATCATAAATTAATAAAACATTGTCATCTGTGTCTATAACATCAATCGTCATACCATCATCAGTTGTAATAGAACGACCTGTACTTATTGTAAATATACCTGTCTCAGAATTAGTCGTATCTCCACTAACACTTGTCACCATGCCTTCGCCTACATCATCTGTCCAAGTAATCGTACTTGGTCTGCCATATAGAACAAACTGATTCTCTATGTCTGAATCAACGTAATATGCTAATGGAACACCTTGACGGATATTCCATGACGGGTCATGTTGTTGCATATCTTTACTGCTTATCGGCAGTATCGGTATTCCATTATGGAACATTTCTTTAACTGATTGCATATCATCAGGAAAAGGTACAGATGGCGGTCTGTTAGGATTCCCAACGAAAGCCTCCCACGGGTGCGTGTAAGCATAAGTATCATCATCACCAACGTCAGGGTCAGCTACTCCATACATTTGTTGAACTTCCCAACGATATGTAAAGGTAAAAGTATTCCCCTGATTTCTAAAACATTGGTACTGATTAGAACCTTTGACTAAACCTGCCTCCCAATCATAGGTATAACTACATTGAAATTCGGGTGGCAACTCTACACCAAAAATGCCTTCTAATAAGTTTGTGTTTTGTTGTAATTCATTTTGTGCCTGAGTATACAATCCGAATAGTAATGAGTTATTCCATATTTCAGCATTAGGGTCTCGCAAGTAATAGCGTATTGCCTCTATTTCATTTGCTATTGTCATAATGCAATAGATGACTGTTCTTTGATATTGATATTATCCTTCTGAGTTCTCATTTGATGTATTCTTTGTTTAGATGTTCTAAAACCTGTACTTAGACCTAATGTATTAAGATATATTTGAAAATGTTTTTTGGCAGTAGCTACATCACCACGACTACACCAATATTCAGATACAGCATAGTTAATAACTGACCATTCAAAAGATTTTCTTAATCTTATTTTCTGTTTGTCATTTGTATAAGGCGCAGGGATAACCATAGCCGATACTTCTGCAATATCAGAAGTCGCAGATGGTTTTGGATAAACACCAATTACATTGACACCGATTGGAAAATAAGACTCAGGTGTGCCTGTACTTGATAACCAACGATAATCCCAATTTCTTAATGAATGTAAATCAGTCTGTGATAATCTGCGTTTAATATTGACTAACCAGACATTATCTACCCAACCTAAAAATCCATCATTAAAATTAATTGAGTAAAATGTCTTTCCCTCAGTTAATGGAATATGAAAGGAACGAGAAAATCCACCATTCAATAAGATTATTTCTTGCACCGCATCATTAATAGAACGTCTGATAGGTTTAAGTCCCTGTTCAGTATCTTTAAATACATCAGGGTTGTCAGGATCGTCACCGACCATTAATACAACTTGTTTTTCTAATTTGTTCATAATAGGAGAGGGCGAACAAAGGATAGGGCTTTGTTCTTTAAGGTTTTACCACCCTCAATTTTTCCTTAGTTAGTTTTTTCCTTATCCATTATTGCAAGATTTCTCTTAACCCATGTCATTTCGTTTAAAGGGTAAAGACCTAAAGATACGAGATGGTTTGTAACTGCTTCTTTATCCATATTAATATGTTCAGGATTATCATAATCCACATTTTGAAAATAGTTAGTTAGAATCACACCACTATCTTTAAGAGAAAAAGCAACTCTATTTAACATTTCTTTCCAATTATCCATGTGTTCGATAGAATCAAGCATAAAGAGATAATCGTAAGGACCCTTTAACTTAAAGCCGCAATTCTTTAATTCTCTTTTTGCAACTCTCCATTTAGTAAACTCATACCCACCTGATCCATCTAAGTCAATGAAATCCATTTTATGACCTCGCATAGCAAGGTCGAAACCTATAGGTGATGAACCACAACCAATATCAGCACCATAACCTTCTAGCTCTGTATTAACGCACATATTCCAGAACTGCCATTGAGTCTGCATTTGGTCAAGCTGATGAAATAAAACTTGTCTTGCTAATTGCTCGTTCCCTAAACTTTTATAGTAATCTTGAGGTTTATCAAACTTCTTTATATTTTCAGGATCGTACTTACACGCTAATGTACCAAAATCTCTTACTTTCACACCTAGATATTCCTCTGCATCTATAACGTACAGAATCGTAGCTGACCTAACTCTATAAGCAGGGTCTATCGAATCTTCAACACCAATAGACCTGTTATTATTCTCTTGAGCAATTCTATGTCTGTTCTTTGGAGTAATTATTTCTCTTGCTGATTTCACATGACCAATTTGTATAGAAGTATCGCAACAAATCTTAAAGCCTTGTTTCTTAGCCTTAGTACATATTTGTAAGTCTGTCCCCATATCAAATTCAGGTTCAAACCACGGGGCTTTGATTTTATCAAACATAGACATTCTAAGTAACATACAACCGCCACCCTGAACATCTACCTCTTGTAATTCATTAGTTATTTCATCATCTCTTAACCAATAGAAACCACCATCTTTACCTTCTTTCATAAGTACAGGTCTGCACTCTGACCCTCTGTGGTAATAAACAGCACCGCAAACTCCTATCTTTTTATCTTTCTCCATGTGTTCTAATAGTTTCTCAACAATATCATAAGCAGACGTTTCATTTCGTGTCTGTTCCCAATCGAGTACATGGTCATCATCAAGAAAGAAAAGATAATCACATTTAGTTTGTAAAGCACCTTCTACTATTCCATTTCTGGCTCTGAATTGTTCAGATTTTGTTTTTATTCCCATTACATATTCATGTTCTGTTCTTCTGCCTAAGTGAAAAGCAAAACGCATATAATCTTCTAAAGTTTCACCCGCTACATCTCGATAACAGGGAATACCTATCATTATTCTCATGGGAGTCTCCTATCCTTTATCTTCTTTAAAAAGTTTTAACCAATCAGGGTCAACTTTACCTTCTTCAATCCATTTATTAACTCTAAGTAAATTTTCATCATTCAATATTTTTACATTTCTAACTTTTGTATTTCCACATTCAGGACACATACCTTGCTTGTGTAAATCATCTAGTAAGACAACTTTAGTACAAGAATCACAAATTATAACGGGTTCTATAAACGCACCCTCTTTATTATATTTATCAGTTGCTTCCATAATATACCTACCTCATAGTTTCATTATGTTTTTTATAATTACTCTATTTGAATCAGATTGAACAAAATTAACGTCTGCTACTTCAGTTGCTATTTCATCTTTAATCTTATTTATCTGTTTTTCTGTCAATGTTTTTAATGAGCAAGTATGAATAAAATTTCCTTCTAACTTGTCATGTGAATAATAAATTAATAATTTCATATCCTATCTCCTTAAAAAAAAATGTCGCCCTATCCAACACCTAAAGACTCTAAAGAGCCTTAATGAAACAAGCAATTGCCTTTGTAGTAAAAGATGCCTGTGCCGCAAGAGCAAATCCAACCCAATGTGCGTTATGCACAGTTATGGTTGAAGTTGTAGGTGCGTTTGGCGGATATGACTCCAAAGAAAATATTGCATTTACACAAGTTAAAGCTGTGCCTGCCGCAATGGCAGGATTGCCACCTGTTCCTGTTCTAACACGAACTGCAGAATGGAAACCGTAGACTTGAAGAAGTCCAAAGTCAGAAACCGCAATCGTTTCTGCCGCTATACCTGCGAAAGCAGTACCGTAATGTCCTGCTCTGCCTGTACCTGCAGTTGGTTTTGTAACCCCGACACCATCTGCATCAGTTGTAAAATCCCATTGAACCGCTTGACCATTGGTCATTGCTGCGGCTTGTGAGTTCATTACAACGATGAAGACTTTCTCAGGGTCTGTTCTGTTAATTCTATTCATCAACATAGTAAGTTACCTCCGAGGGGTTATGCCGCGATAGTTAAGATTGGAGCATAAGCAACACCAAGTTTCCGCATATTGGAAACAGTAGCATTACCCATGAATAAAATCTTAGCTGTCTTAGCTGTTTGGTTTTCTGGTTCAATAAATGGCGTAACTTCAACATCAGTTTCGCTATCAATCACCAGTTTGTAGAACTTAGTGTTCAAAAAGAACGCAGTTCCGCCTGTGAGTGAAGTCGTGCCATTATCAATGTCTGGTACTACTTCGTCCCAGATACAAGTTGCGCCTCTGAGTTTAATTGTATCAAAACCAAGTTCACCTAGAGCCGTATTAGTAAAACGAATATTTACATCTAATGCGTTTTCATACGTTTCAAAGGTAGTTTGATCCATAACAACTAAGTTAGGAGAGCCTCCTGAACCTTTACTGCAATGGTTATACATTCTACGCAATGCAACCTTCATACCTGCGTATGTCGTTACATTAAGAGCAAATGAGTTACCAGTATCAACACTAGCACTATTTAAAACTGCTGTCTGATGTCTCCACCAACTGTTAGATGCGCCTGCAATATTGCCGACATTTCCACCTGTTGTTGGATCGGTAGCATTTAACTTCCGTAGAAAGTAACCAAGCGGGTGTAAGTCCTTGTTATCATTGCCCGGAATGAAAGTTGCGCTTGACACAGTACCCTGTAAGAGTTGACTGTTAAGTGCTTCACGCATGGACATTTCTGCTTGTCCTATTTTCTTTTCGAGCAATTTAAGAATTGCCGCTTCTCCGCTGTTTTGTCGTTCTTCTTTTCGACTGATTGAAATTGTTCCACCAATTTCTCGCCAATCATAGAACGCTGTGGTCATTCCCTCTTGTGGAGTTGTATCTAAAGTCTGGTAGTTCGAGTAAGACTTAATCGTTGAGTTCGTGCCATACATAAGCGGTTGAGCAATACGCTCACCACCATTTTGCATTTCGACACCACCGAACTCGCGTAAAGCCGCAAGAAACGCAGAATCTTTAAAGATATTATCAACCATAGTTGGACGATACTTAAACAAAGTTGTTGTAAGCAACGCATCATAGTTAATAGTATTTTGTGAGGGCGCACCACTTTCGCCAATCGTAGCCATAAAATTAGTACTCCTTTTTTAAATCCCTATGACAGTTCAGACTTTGCCGCTTTAATTGCATCAGCAAAAGTCATGACACCACCGCCTTTCGGGGCTACTTGTTTAGTTGTGGTAGAACCTTTACTTACTTTTGCCGCTTGTCCTTTCTTATCAATTCGAGATAATGCTTTTTGCATTGCTCTACCCTCAATAACTTCCTTAGGAATAGCGAGTCTAATTAGTTTCTGTGTATCTTTAGCAAGTGTCGGGTGTGTTTGTAGCATTTCAATCATATCATCTTCGTATTCGCGCCACTCGGGTGCTTCCTCGTCCAAGATACTTTCAATTTGCTTTTGTTTAACATCTTTCACTTCCTGCAGTACAGGTTGAAAATGATTAGATAAGTAAGAGGACATTCTCCCTTCAAACTCTGAAAAAACTTCGCCCCAATTATTAGGTTTAAATTCAGTTTTCTCCCCTGTATCGCCCTGTGGGGCTTGGGAGTTGATATTTAAACCATGTTGAGCCGCAAGTTTTCTTGTAAAACCTAGTGGGTCAGCGTTATACGCATCAACCACTGAGGCTTTATCTTTTAACCCTTTCGCAGATTGCATCTTCTTAGTAAAAGAAGATTGCATACGTTTGAAATGAGGTTTCAAGTCATCAGGTAAGTCCTTTGGATCCATGAATTGTTCAACATCATCTTTAGTTGAACCTGCAGTTTCTTCCGTTTCAATATTCTCTGTAGCGGATTGTGTGCTAACTTCCTGACTAGCATCATCTCCACTCGTAGAATCTTGAGCTGTCGAAGTACTACTTTCTGTCTCGTCGGTCATGTGGTGACCTCCTTCATCAAATAACACTTATCACTAAGCGTCAAATCTGCTTATTGAAGAATGAAAGTTTTACAGTTTTTCTTCAATGCAGATGTTCTTCAGTACCAACCTTTTCCGTATTTGGCTGATACCTCATGTTTTTTTTCTAACTCTTTTAACTGTTTTCTGGAACCAATCCTAATCGGTTCGCCAGTTATATTATCAGTTACAAAATCTAAATCTCCGTGTACAAAATGATTAGAGGTAATTAGCCTTTTTGCTAATCCGCCACAATCTACACATTCTACTGTTCTTTGTTCTATCTCAGCAGTATGTTCTTGTTTTACTCCACATTCTGTACATCTAAAATCATATAATAACATTATCCTATCTCTCCTCCTCCACCTCCGTTATTCGTTCCGCCTTGTACTCCTGCGGCAGCACCTATTACATTTGCTATTGGGTTATCAACAGGAACTCCTGCCGCAGAACCTTGTCCACCCTGAGGCATAGCACCTGCCTCTTGTAATGCCTGTTGTCCGAGTTTAACCATTTCATCAATCATTGGCTCATCTTCTATGTGGTGCATTTCAGCCATCTTGGTCATTAACCTTTTATTAGACATTAACTGAGGATAAGAACCTAGAACCTGTAGGAACGCCATCCATTGTTGTCTTTCCATTGACGGTAATCGAGGCATGGTTGAACCTGTATTAACTGAGTATTCATATTCGCCTTCAATATCATTAAAGTCTCCCGTGCTAATCATCTGCCAAGATTCTTCTCCATTAACTCCTGTTATTTTAACCGCCTCGTCTTGACTAATATGAGCCTGAACTAATTGGTCTAATTTTTTGGCTACATCAGTTATCCAGTCAATGACGTTGCCCATCATATCACCTTCTTTGACTTCCATTTGTCTATCTAAGAGAGATGCCTGAGTAGCAGTTTCAGATTGTGCAATACCTCTTGATTCTCCTGTACTACCTAATTCCTCGACAATATCATTTGAAAGTAATGCGATTTCTTGGAAAGATTGTTGGTCAAGTGATGCCTCATTAATCGGGTCAACACCTGCTCTTGCATCTGGGGAGTCAGTTATGATAACTGTACCATCTTCACCATGTTCTAATTTAGCCGCTTCCGCCTCAACATCTTGGAAAGCAGGTCTTGCCATAACGTACTTTCGATTAAATCGTTTTCTATGAGTCATTATTCTTGAGCGAGCCAAGTTTAATTCTTTTTGAACGTCAAGAGCCTGAGAAACCATTGGTATCGGGTAAGGTGAATTTTCTCTTAATGCAAAACGCAGAATAGAGTATGGGTGTTTTTCAGTTCCTGCAGGTAAAGGACTTGGCATCATTACGCACTTGGGAGCATCTTCTAAAATAATTAGCCATTCTTTGTTATCTAAGTCATATATTTCCCAACCAACATATACCTCTGAATCAGGGTCTTTCTTATGTTCTTCCTGTGAGCGAATAAAACTTGAACTGATATGTCCGTCTTCATCTTTTATCTTTTCTATCTGTTTCTTAGGGGCATCTTTTAACGCTGAATCTGAAATCCATTTATTATTTTTTGCCTCTGTCTCTGTTAAAACTATTTTTTCAGCAACCCAATGCCACTTGTCCTCTAATGTCCCTGCATCTGCACTAAATAAGAAGTTTGATGCTCTGACTCTTGTGATGTTATATCTTTCATTAATTGGTATTTCGTTTGGTTCTATTAGTGGCTGATTATTTTCTCCGAGTAAAGGAGTGTTTTCTTCTTCAGCCTCCTCAGACATCATGGGTTTTCCTCTATCTGGGTTATCGACCATGTCTGCTGAATAGTGAGTTTTTATAACCCCGTATTCAAAATGAGCATCTTGTATTCCAAGTCTTGCTTTTGATTTTAAGTCCAACTCATTCTTTAGGTAATTAAGCATGGCTTGACGTTTTTCTGCTTTTAATTCTAAAGCGGCAATATCCGTAGGATTAGGTTTGTAAGAGCGTTTCAGTTTAATATAGAAATATGGATTAACTGAATAAAGAGAAGGCAGTTGACTCCTAAGATGAGAAAATATTTTATTGACAGTTATCCATTCATGAGATGCCCAACCCGCAGGTCTTTGATTCCCTTCATAATAACTCAGACCTAATTTGGTTTGAAATTTATTTTCAAAATCTTCCTCTCTGAACTTCTTGGCTTTTTTAATTCTTTCTTCCCACTTAGCCTGAATTTCTTGAGATGCGTTACTTTTGCTTTTTCTTGCCATTTATCTTACTCGCCTATATGCAACGGAAAGACTGACACCATGAGTGGAAGCATATCGTCTTGCCTTGATTAATTTTCTTCGTTCTGCTTGGAATGTTCCTGCAGGTATTCTTTCAACTTTCGGTGGTTTAACAGGCCGTGACATACACATATATCGAAACTCATCATAAATATGGTCTTCCTGTTTTGTATCTACATCTTCTGGGTTACTAGGATTTTCCTGTATTTCCATCATAGTTCGCCAGAAATGTGTCTGGTTATTAAAAGCGTAAAACTGTGGGTGTTCTTCCATTTCCCCTGTATCTGGGTTAATGCTTTCAACCAATGCTAATCTTCTATGAACCTGTTGCTTCCCATTGATTCTATCATTATCTGCTTTTAGAAAAAATAATCCTTGACCAGACATATCATCAGCAATAGTTTCTCCTCTGCACTCTCTTTTTCTAAAGGAGGGTTGCGCATTAAATATTGAAGGGTCTGCAATTCTCATTCTTGGAGTTTCCCCATCTAATGCTTCAAGTCGTAAAATTTGCTGTGCGACTTCTTGAGCAATTTTTTTTACACCAATATTTGCCTCTGTCCTACCATCAACAGTTTTTATTCCATAGTATTCCCGATAACGATAGATGTTACCATCATAGTCAACAGCATACCAACCTACGGAGAATGGTTTTGCAAATCCCCAATCAAAAAGACAGTACCTTTCCCAATCAGGTGGAATGTCAAAAGGTTCGCACCCATGAGTGGATTGAGATAACTCACTAAACACCTGCCCTTCAAATATTTCCCAATCACCATACAGTAATCGTTTCTTTTCAATCTCTGGTAAACCTTCAAGACGTTTTACATATTGAGGGTCGTTGTTGATTAATGTTGGGTTATCATAAACCAAACCCGGAATAAATATTCTTGAAGTATTTGTTGTCGGGTCTATAAAAATCTGATTCGGAGCAGTTACATTTATGAATCTATCCTTAACCCACATATGACCAATGCCGCCAGGATTTGTTGTTGCCCTTACCTCAACTGGTAACTCTGGTTCAACAGACCTTGCTCTTGATAGAACAAGATACTCATATTGTTTTTGTGTAAACTGAGTTAGTTCGTCAAATCCAATGAAGTGATATTGTTTACCCTGATAGTCATACATGTCATCTTCATGTTGCATATGTCCTAAAAGAATAGTCGCACCAGAAGGAAAGAACCATCTATGCTGCGTTGAACGATAAACCCCACCAAGAGCAGGGTATTGCTCCCAACATCTATCTATGACTTCTTGTAGTCTTGGGAATGTTCTTCTAAGTATTACACCTTTATATTTTGGGTGGTTTATATTTCTTGTGGCAAGTGCGATTAGACAATCTGTTTTACCACCACCTGCCGCACCACCGTAAAGAGCCTCGAAAGTTCCTAGCTCACAAAATTCAGTCTGCTTACCTTCATGTGGTTTCCACGTCATCTTTATCCCTGTGGTCATCAATGTTGATTAACTTAGCAGGGTCTTGTTTTTTCTCTGGTAGCCAGACAGGCATTTCAATTTGGTTATCTATATCCCCACCTTCAGTTAATCTTGCCATTGTGTATTCTTTAAATAATTTGATACACGCAACCCTATCTTTTAATGGTACTTTGTCTCCTTGAAATTTATCCCCATAAATTATCATAAGAAGAATGTCATCTAATGAGTGACCTGATTTTTTTTCGTATTCAGTAGCCTTATCAAGCATTACTTGTACTTGTCTGCCTGATAATGTCTCTGTTTTCCTACCAGAGTTCGGTCTTGTGCCACCCCAACCTGTTTTAGGACCAGTACTCATGTGTTATATAGCTTGATTATGTTTCTTTTCAAGAATTGTGAGCGTGCGGGGTTTTCGAGACCGCCCCCTAGTAGGGGGTACACCCCTCCATAGGGCTATAGAGGTATATATACATTATGGCTTAACCTCAAAGAGTTGAGCAGTTGCGCCTGTCCCTGCTACAGTTAGATGTAACTCAGTAGCACCATCAGCATGGAATGGACCTGCGTACCAAACAGATTGAACTGCATCAGCGTCAAAGACTACGGCACCACTTGATGTATCTTTCTTTACTATAGCGTTGGCAGAGTTAGAGCCATCAGCCACGAGTGATACTGCGAATAGACCTGACGGGCAAGGTATTTCTGCTGTCGTTGTAACCTGACCTGTCGTTATCGCTTTATATATCATAATTAGTTCCTGTGAATTTATATCGGGAGTAACACTATCTTGGCATAAAATACTACCATCATAATTATTTAGATACAATGCTTTTACAATAAATGTTGTAACGCACCAATCAATCTATGCCTTGCCATTCTTAACACATCTGAGAAGTTAGCTACTGTCATCTTCTCTGTCTTAGCCATTTCTTTCTGTGTTCTGTCATAACTATAATAATGGCTATCTTTTCTTGTGGAGTTTAATGGTCTTTCGTCTAAGTATGCTCGTCTGATTATTCTTTTGTATGGTTGTTCTAATCTTCCTATCACATGGTCAACTTCTGTCATCATTAATTCATCAAGTCTGACACCAGAACCTTTAATGACAAATGGTGAACTTGTTGGGTAACCTAAGAACTTCAATGAACCGCCTGACTTGACCCATTTAGCCCAAGAGTAAAGCACAGCGTCAATACGTTTTATATCGTCCTTCGCTGTAGTCATATCTAAATAGGTATAGTTAGTTCCGCATTAACTGAATAGCCAAACTCTTGAACACAGTCCATATATCTTTGCATCTGGTCGGTTGTCATCATTCTGGTAACGGGAAAGTCCAAAGGTTCAACCATAGCTAATAATTTATTATTATAATGTGATGGTTTTATTACTTTATCATATGCAATTCTAAATTCTTCATTATCTTCCCTTAATATTCCTACTCCAAAATGGAGTTTACAGTACGCTCTTATGTCTGTAGCTGTCTCATCTCCCTTTGCTAATGCTATTTCCTTATACCACATGAACACAGTATTGTTCTGCATATCACTTCTGCTTGGTTTTTTGACCTCAACAGTATACTTTTCATCTGTTTTTAGCTCATTTATATAGTCTAAACATTGTTTTTTATTGTTTTTATTGATTATCCACTTCATTTTACTTCTCAATAATATATCCTACGAAGTCTGCGAACCTAAAAAACAGGCTAGGATTGTATTTTTCTAATAATTTATACTTAATCGGTCTTTGTATACCAGATAAACTCAGTTCCTTATCTATTATTTCCTTATAATTTTCTATTTTTTTAATCTTTTCAGCAAGCGTTAGTCTTAAATTTATCGTTCCTATATATCCTCCATCACTTTCTATCTTATCAAAGATGATTATTGCGCCTCCTTCGTGAAGATTTGAGTATAAATTGTCTAAAAAATCGGCTCTATACTTAGGTTCTAAGAACATTAATGTTAAAAAAGATATACAAACATCAAACTTTTTGTAGTTGTACCCATTAATATTCTGGATAACAAGCTCTCCGTAGTCACAATTATATATTTCTGCCATTTCTTTGCTCTTTTCAATAGCAATAAACTCACAATTCCTTTCTTTTAGTATATCTTTAATAGCATTTCCTATATTACCTATACTTGCACCGAGGTCATAGACCAGTCCTTTGTAGGGTATATAGTGTCTTGATATATGTACGATACTCTGCGTGGCTAGGTCATACCACGGTAACTGCTCTCTGACATGATTATCAAAGTTCTTTGCTACATCTTTATCCTCAAAAGTCCAGTTTTTAGGGATTTTCATTAAATATTTTCCTTCTTAAATTTAAAACAATATTCTTCATCATGTTCGGAGGTACACTTCTACCTAGTCTTTCACACTTATCCTCATATTTTCCTATTAATTTAAAGCTCTGAGGGAATGAACAAATATCTTTTAACTCAGCAATGGACATATGTCTGTCTTCAGTAGGGTGCATAACACAAGCACCTTTAGCATAGGTAGCTGTTATTGTATAACTAGGTCTATAAAAATGATTTCTTTTTAAAGAAAAGAATTTCTTTTGCGGTTGCTCTCCCATTTTTAAATACTCAAGGTATGGTAAATAACATTTATGTAACTTCCATGCCTCTGGTTCAATAGGATAATTTTTATCGTGTATAGGTTTAACTATCATCTGCTTATGTTTCTTAGGAAAACTAGGCTCTTTGTTTAAATCTTTTCTTACCCCAATTATAAAAACACGTTTTCTTGCCTGCGGCACTTCAAGATAACTCGCATCAAGCAATGATGCTTTAACATTATAATTTAATTTTTTGAACTCCCTTAAAAATATATTAAAGTGTCCTTTTGCTTTCCCCTGAATTAGTCCTCTTACATTCTCAGCAATAAATACTTTAGGTTGTATGCCGTCTACCATTCTTATATACTCAAAAAATAAATCATCTGTTCTTTGTTTTGTACCAGAATAATTTTTTACCTTCCCCCAACTCTTTTCCCTTCTACCCGCTGTTGAGAATGATGCGCATGGAGGGGAGCCATCTAAAAAATCGAGCTCGCCTTTTTTAAGTTTAATAATATCCAATACTTCCTGAGCATCTACTGTCCTTATATCTCTTGTATCAATATAGGTATCTGGAAAATTTAATTTATATGTGTCAGATGCTTTGAGAACAAACTCATTCGCATACAATATCTTTACGCCTGCAAGATTATATCCCAGACTTGAACCGCCACAACCAGAAAAGAATGAAACACCATATCTCATATTTTTGACCAATCCCTACAAATATCCATAACTCTTTTTCTTTTCTTAAAATTTATTTTTTTATTATCTATTAATGTTTCAAATAATTTATTAATACCCGAACCAATTTGTAAATTAATATGTTTTTTTATAAACGGTAATTTTTCAAATTGATTAAATGATTTTCTTACATGATGTTTTTGAAAAGGTTTATTTAATTCATGCCAATCTTTTTTATAAAAAAATTCTTTTACCTCCTCTGATAAATATGGTGCAACTAAAATTTTATTATGTAACTTAGATAATTTTTTTAATAAAAAAAATCCTGCTCTATTATGTTCCATAAAATATTTATTTCTAAAATAATCAAACTTTTTTTTTGGTTCTCTAAAATTTATCATTGCACTTTTACTGATTCCATAATACCCGTCTGCCGCCCAACCTGTAATAATATATTTTTCTTTAATTTTTTGAAATAAATGTAAAAAAGGATATATACACTCAAAGTGAGTTTTTTTATAACAACCAAGTTCTTTCAATTTATGAAAATCTTTCTCTAAATTTTTTTTATCTATTTCATGTAAATGGAATAACCAATTAAATTTTTTTGATATTATTTCAGCCATTTCAGAATCATAATTTTTTATATTATTAATTTTAAATGAATGTGCTGATATTTTTTTTTTAAGATTATCACAAGCAAAAGCAACAGATATACTATCTACTCCACCAGATAGTAATATTGCAACATTTTTACTATTTACTTTATTATTAATAACTTCTTCTATAATTTTATTAATCATATTCAAAACCACAAGAAGGACATTTGTTTTTTGTCTTTAAGGTTTCGGATATTTCTTCAAAGTCATTGTCTGTATTTTTTTCTAGGAACATATTTTCTAGTTCCATTTTTGTAAAACCTAAATCGGAAGGCTCATAGTTAAGAAGATTCAACTTATTAAATTCTTCTTCCAATAACATATAATCCCAAGCTGAGAATTGATTTGTTTTGTTATCAGCTATTCTATATGCTCTTTCTTGTTCCTCAGTTAAGTCCGAATATATAACTGGTACCTTATCAAGCTCTAATTGTTTTGCCGCAAGATACCTAGTATGACCAACAACGATAGTTCCGTCCTTAGATAATACAATGGGTTGCTTAAATCCATATTTTTCTATCGAGTGTGCAACGGCATCTATTGCCTTATTATTTATTCTTGGATTATTTTCATATTCCTTTATTACATTATCATCTGTCTTAACATATGTTATTTTCATCTATCTTCTCCCTGAACTTAGGAATACATTTTCCGTGCATTACAAAGATTTCTGTTAGTTGGGGTCTTTCGGTTCTTTTGGCAAATACTTTCTTATCTGGCTCAGACTTTTCGCAAACAAAGCACAGTTCAAAAGTGCATGAATTTTCAATTTTATCTATCTGCAACATAACAAATTATCATAGATAATATAAATACAATTATTAGGATTGGTAGTAAAAATATTATTTTAATAAAATCTTTAACATTCTCTTTCATAATATTTTTTAGCACCTTCCAAACTTGGAAATGCTCCAATAGGTTTATTATTTACAGTTAATAAAAATCTATCTTTATTATCATTCCAAGATATAGTCGTGTCCTCTCTTTTGTAATGTTCAATATAATACTTCCCTCCGCCACCACTCCATAAGTTTCTAGTCCTTTTGGTGCGTGAGCGATTCGGTTTCTTTCGTTGTGGTGACATTATAATCTATCGCATATTTGTAAACTTCAGTAATCCTTTGTAAGAACTCGGGAATACTCATTCTGATGTTAAGGCTAATAATAATATCATTATGGTCAACGCTAAATCCTATCATGTTTATCTCCTATCTTGTTTCTACCTGTGCTTGTGTTTCAATCCAAACTCTTGCCCCACAAGGTAAAGGTTTATGGGGACTGTGAACTACTTTTGATTCACCATGAATTATTGCTTCATGGCAGTACCGATTATCTTTATAAGTCTTTACTGTCAGTACAGGCTCATTAGTACCGTTCTTTGTGTTGGCTTTAATCTTATGTTGATTAACGTGTATTATTGTTTTCATTTTATAGAAATTATCGTTTTCTCAACTTTGCCTTTTTCCTGCGAGTAGGTAACTTCTTTGACGTAGATGGGCGAATCATCAATAAGTATTCCGCTATGTACGAGTCCATCAATGACTGCTTTAGCGGAGATACCGTCAACGTCTGTGAGTCTTTTGCGTATTGAGTGGACATGAATACTAATCGGTGAAGTGAGTCTCGTAATGCTTTTCGTTGCCAATGGTGCATGGCTAAGATTCTGTTCCACGTTGGCAATGGGAATGGTAACTCTATTTTTAATTTGCAATTTTTAACAGTCCTGTCTCTATCCAGATTCGCCATGTCCGAATCATAGCACGTCGCATATAAAACTCTCTATCTTCTTCTGTCACTGCTCTGGTATTATTTCGTCTGTCGATTACATCATGGCACTTACTACA